AGTTGCTTGACCAGTTCTGGGTACTGATCCGGGTTCTGCTCGACATAAGAGATCATGCGCAGGAAAGACTGAAGTTCTTCCTCAGACAAGTCGTCCAACTCGTCGAGAGCCTTCTTGAGATCGCCACGTTGTTCCGGCGTCAGACGCTCAAAGACATCCGCAATACCAGTGGAGAGACCCGGCAAGTCCTTCGCTTGGAACGGTGACTGTTCCAGCGTCTGGGCAAACTCAGGATCCTGTAGAAGTTCTGCACCCTGCATAGACTTTCCCTATGAGCACGATTAGCGCCGACACGGCGGAGGGGCAGGACAAAGCCTGAGGGTCCGCCGAATCTACCCTGTTAAGCCAACCAAAACAAGCCTTAGACCGTTACTGTTACCGACCCGACTGAGGCCGTTGCCGACTGCCCTGCCACATAAGGGCTGTAGAGAAGCGGGATTCGGAGAACCCCGTTAACCTGAAAGATCGTGCCGGGCTCCAATCCGGAATCGTTCGTCGCCAGATTGGTCAGCACTATCGTCGTCTGCCTGCCCTCGCCGGGGGCTTGGATATAGGTCACCAAGCTGATCAGCGCACGGACAAGATCGTTGAAGTACAATTGATTGTACTCTTGCGGAGCCCGTGGAAAGACAGGGGGAACGAGACGGACATCCATCAGCGACGTCCATCCGGTTGGATCTCGATACGCGGCGAACCAAGACGCCAGCTTGTTCCGACACGGTTGCTTTCAATGCGCAAGATCACAGAGCGACCGCGCAAGCGGATGTCGCTAACCTGTGTGTACTGTTCCACCGGCACTGTCGCTGTGCGAACGACGGACGAGTCAGACCCCGCCACATAGTTTGAGCCGGGGTAGTTTTGCGTCTTGATGACCATGTCGAGACGTGGGTCATTTGTGCTGTTGATGAACGTCACATCTGGGATGATGCGGCGAACAAACGAGAATTGATTGCCGTCGCCAATATCAAGCGGAGAGCTTTCGATATAAGCGTTCAACGGCGTTGCGGGAGTCGTGCTGCCGTCGTCCACACCAAACTCATGGTTGTAGAGATAGTTATCGACAGAGGTTGCCTGCGGGTATTGGCGAACACCGTGATCGAGCCACGCGGTGCGAGCAAGGTTGCCATAGGTCCACACCTGCTCGCGATAGTTGAACGTGACGTAGCGGTCGTTTTCGGAAGAAGACGCCGACGGATAAAACCAAGTCACCTCATTGTACTCAGAGTTCAGTGCGGCATATACCTTGTCGCGTTCATCGAAGTTGAAGTCGTTGAAGACATAGTCCTTTAACGGACATTGCAACGGGTCCGTCTTACCGGTGTAGACGTAGAACTCGCGGTCACCCATCCAGAAGACAGTATCGTCAATCGGAATCGAGCTGTTGTAGCCGTTGATGCTGATGTTGGTCGAGATCGTTTGGATACCAAACGTGTAGGGCGGACCAATGAACTGCATCGAATATAGAGACGTGTCCGTGAAAACAAGGATTTCACGCTTGGTCTCAACTGCTTTGACGATAGTGCTGCCATTGCCAAGACGAAGATCGCCCGCTGTGTTCGTTGCAGTTGGCGTCCAGTCGCCCGGATCTTCCTGCGAACTAAAGCGAATGAGCAGTGGATCTTGGGCCGTGGACCCACCCTGATTGGCTCCAAAAGCAATGACGTGACGATCACGGTCAGAAACAAGAACCTGCGCAGCCAGTGTCGGGACAGAGGGGTCCGTGGACAATGAAGCAAGGGTAACACCGCGGGTGCTGTACCCCATGCTGGCATCCCAATAATAGATGCCGCCGTTGCGCACGTTGAAGACCAAGTCTTCGCCATAGTTGTCCTGCGCCCACAGGCGCAGCGTGTTTGTTGCCGACAGAGAAGCGGCGCTGCCCCACGTCCCACGGCCCCATGTGCCTGCACCCCAACCTGTGCCACCGACCTGCGTGTCGAGACCTGTGTTGATTTGATAGGCTGCGGTGACTGTTCCACCGTTGCCGGTGTCAGAGGCGTTAGCCGTGACTGAGACAGTGATGGTGTAGTTGTCGTCGTCGACGTAAGTGATCTGATACTCTTGGTTCAAGATCGTATTAGTGACGTTCCCGCCAAGACCTGTCGCACCGCTAAAGGTGACGAAATCACCGTCCGTGCAACCATGATCAAAGTCATAGACGTTGATGACGGACGATCCGTTGGTGGCCGTAAAGGGACTGGTCAGGGTAACAGTCGCACGAAGTGGGGTGATGTCGTTAAACTGGCCACCGCGTTCGAGGTAGTACTTCAGGTGGGTTCCCATGCCGAGAATGTTGTCACCGGACAGAGTCGTCCAGTTCAACATCGAGCGGCATGTTCCAAGGAACGTGTCGTTGGAGACCTTGGCCCAACCGCCAATTGTTTCCGGAAACCCATACCGGAAACGCACAAGGTTAGAAACGCGCCAGCCGCCTTCGGTCGTGTAGCCAGTCAGGTCACGAACGATACCGGGTCGGAACTGGAGTTTCTGTAGAGGCATTGGTCGTATCCTCAGATAGTGTCGACAAGAACCCAAGATTTAGTCGCTTCATCCCATTCATATGTCTTGCCATCATAACGAGGCGTTGTAGCTAGTCTGCCAACGATGGCAAAAGCTGTTGCGACACCTAGGTTGATGATCGACTGCATATTCATGTCATTCACCGATCTTCACAGAACGGCCCCATTGAGGCATTGGCATGGTGTTTATGGGTGACGATATATTACACGGAACTTCTTCTGCAATCCACACTTGTTGGCTACGCCATGTTCCGTCAGGCATTTTGCTTTTTTGCATGTAGAGATCAAAAATCTCTTTTGTTGTTTTGCCTTCCGTCAAAAGCTCTCTCGCATACTCATGTGTCATGCATTTGTAACATTGATTGCAAGAGTTTGCATTTGAAGAAAGCATTCCCTGACATGATCTGTTCATTGCAACAAGCCAATCAGGTAAGTTTTGTATGGCTTCTGCAACGGTGTATTCAGAGTCGCAGAATGGCAAACACAATTCTCCACGCTTTGCGTTCTTGAGAAAATACTTTGTCATCAAAGACGAGGCACTTTCGTTTGATCGAAACCCATACTTATTAAGTGGGAACCCATCATTGTCTTTTGATGTTCCAATCACAACTCTATCGTACTCACCAGAGTTTATGGCTTGAACAGCCATTGCTATGCGAAGAGATGGTGCATGATTAAACAAATTATTATTTGTTATGTCCTTGTCTAAAAATTTTGGGTCCAATGCTTCTCTTGTAATTTTGAACGACCGCGTTACTTCTGCAACCGCAGATGAAATTTTTTGAAGTTGAATCCAACGAACGTCAGCAAATTTTCTGTCTTCTACATTGATGACATTGAAATTGTTTCTCATGTCTGTATCAATTAGTTCTCCTGTATAAAAAACAGCAGTGATTTCATGCTCTGTTTCACGCAGTTCCTTCCAAAGGAGATAGATGCTGTCTATACCGCCAGAAAATGCCAACAAGGTTTTCATAGTTCTGCCCTTTACGCAGTCGGATTGCGCGGAACAAGAACCCAACTTTGAGTGGCCTCATCCCAAACATAAATGTATCCTTTTGGAACAGGATATGGTTTTGGAACGGGCGCTTCCCACTGTGCTGTAGTAGGATCATAAATCCAAGATGGATATGGTTGGGGAGGAACGAATTGTTCAATGTCAGACCAGTATTCGTATCCTATTCCAGCATAGTTTCCGCGAAAGCTATTGTTATAGCTTGTTTGAAGCCATGTATCATTATTCTGATAAAGCTCATGCAAGAATTGGATTCCAACAGGTTCGCTTTCAGGAAATGGCAGATTGTCTAATGTCGCGTTATTTACAACGACAACATCCGTCACCACGTTGTTATGGTCCATTTTTGCAAAGTGAGCCATGATCCCCTCTTAGAACGTGATGCTGCCGGAGCCAGTCCATTTATAGATGCGATAACCGCCACTTGTTGTGACTGTTGGTGAACCTGTTGTTGATGTAGCTGCCGGATAGCTGTCTGGATAACGGATAATCACGATGCCGGAACCGCCTGCTCCGCCTGCATAGCCACCAAAGCCGCCACCGCCGCCGCCGCTACCTGTATTCGCTGTTGCCGCGCCGCCAGTTCCTTTGCCATCACCTCCAACGCCGCCGCCTGCTTGCCCAGCACCACTTGCAGCACCACCGCCGCCGCCCGCACGTGTTGTTGATGTCCCATCAATACTGCTAGATGTTCCAACACCACCTGTTCCACCAACATTAGCAAAATTAGGACTTCCACCAACACCGGAAGAACCACCACCACCACCACCGCCGCCGCCGCTGCTGCCAGTGCCACCAGTATTTCCTTGTCCAGATGTTCCAGAGCCGCCAGCAGAACTAGCTGAACCGCCGCCGCCAGAACCACCTGAATTACCAGTTCCACCACCACCACCGCCGCCGCCAGTCGATGTGATAGAACTAAAAACAGAATTGCTTCCGTTGGTGCCTTTATTATTACCAGCTTCAGCGCGAGCGCCGCCGCCGCCAACAGTTACCGTAATTGCAGAGCCCGCCGTTACTGCAAAGCCTGTTGCTGTTCTATACCCGCCTGCGCCGCCGCCGCCAGCACCATTACTACCGTTGGTTGATCCGCCACCGCCACCACCAGCAATAACAAGATATTCAACAGTCGGTGTAACACCAACTCCTGCGGAACCAATCAGCATTGCATAAGCGGTCATTAGGTCACTCCACCGCCAGTGATGACGTAGGTGTTAGAACCAACGCAGAACAACGTGCAGAGTCCATACTGCGCCAAAGTGCGGTTGCCAGTGTTAGCTGTTCCAACCTGACGGATCGTGACAGACGCGCCTTGCGTGATTGTCTGGTTGCTGCCGCTGTTATTGTAGATGGAGACAGACTGACCAGTGGTGAATGCTGTCGTTGTCAAAACAGACACGCCACCAGTTGTGATGCTGATGAATTTGCCAGCATCTGTTGAAGCAACATTGTATGCGCCTGTCTGGCTGTTGACTGGAACAGTGCGAATTTCGCCAATACCGTCAGAGACAGTCGTTCCAGCCGTGACAGTTGTAGTTGCTGTGACAGACGTTGTCGCTGTGACAGACGATCCAGCCGTAATCGTTGTGCCAGTGATAGTTGATGGCATTGTGTTACTCCGCTGGTGCGATGGTCAGCTT